CCTGAAGGTCTTCATGCCTGGGACGCGCCACGTCGCCACCTCTACAACTACGGCATCAAGGCCTTGGCGATTCGCGACGAGTTGCTGCGACGCAACGTGCAGCCAATCGTTAAAGGTTGCCTCTGGTGCAGTCAGGAGGCTCGCCGTGGCTGAGCATTGGATCACCCAGGCCGTGTGTCGGGACACACCGCTCGAATGGTGGTTCGATCACCCCAAGACACCCGAAGGACGCGCCAACATCGTGCGAGCCCTCGCAACATGCATCCGATGCCCCGTCCGCAGCCAATGCCTTGAATGGACACTACGGGACATCTACCCGACCGACGCCGACGACGTAGGCGGAATCTGGGGAGGCACCACCCTCACCAGCCGACGACGCATCCGATACGAACGCACCTATGCCCGCCCGTACATCTAGCACCGCCTGGAAAGCGATACGTGCCCGTGTCCTGTCCGAAGAACCCGTCTGCCACTGGTGCCACAAAGCAACCGCCACCGAAGTCGACCACCTCATCCCCCACGACGCCGGCGGCACCGAAGACCGCGACAACCTGGTCGGATCATGCAAACCATGCAACTCGAGACGCGGTGCCCGATACGTCAACGCCAAGAAAGCCGGCCGGAAAGCCCCACCGGTTTTTGGATCGCACACAACCATGCCCCCGGCCCCTTTAGCTCCCTATCTCTCTCTGATTGAGATGGATTCGGCCCGGTCATCGCTGACGGCGATGGATGGGTGGGACGGTGGCCCGATTCCGCCCCGTCTGGTCACGCCAACATTGGGGGGCGAGGATTACGCCGACCGGATCGCTCGGTTCGCACGCGATCACCTCGACACCGAACTGTGGGACTGGCAGTTAGCGATTCTCGCGGGTGTCACCCAGCACCAAGACGACGGGTTCAACCACCGCTGGTCCCTGTATTCGACGGCACGCCAAAACGGCAAGTCGAAACTGATCGCCGCGTTGATCGGCTGGTGGTTGACCGAAGGCCGGCTTGTCCGCGAGGGACCGCAACAGGTCTTGTCAGTGGCGCACAAGCTCGACACCGCCGAACAGATTGCCTACGAACTGTTCCCCACCCTCGAGCAGGCCTACGGGTTCGATGTGTGGCAGTCATCGGGCCGGATGATCGCCCGCCACGATGACGGGTCGATCTGGCGTATCCAATCGGCGACCCCGAAAGCCGGCCACGGAACCACCAACGACCTGTTGGTGGTGGACGAACTGTTCGACGTGGACGAGCTCGTCCTCAACAGTGGGCTCCTACCGACCCAACGAGCCCGGCCGAATCCGTTGGCCGTGTTCTGTTCGACCGCTGGGACCGACAAGTCGGTGGCGTTTCGACGGTGGCGTGACCGTGGATTGAAGATCATCAACGACGGCAAACCTGACCGTCTGTTTTTCGCTGAATGGTCACCGCCACCCGGTTCCGACCCCGGTGACCGCCGTGTCTGGCACCTCGGTAACCCGGCGCTCGGCTGCGGTCATCTCACCATGCAAGACCTTGAGGACGAATGGCGTGCCCCCGACCGGGACGCGTTCATCCGTTCCGGCCTCAACATGTGGATTGCCGCTCACCTGTCGTGGATTCCTCACGGTGTGTGGGACACGTTGGCCACCGATGATCCGATGCCAGACGGCGGATTCCTCGCGGTTGATTCCGACCTGGGGGAAGCCGGCTATGTCGGTGTGCGTGCCGCGCTCCGCCCCGACGGCACCATTCAAGTCGCCCACGAACTGTCGGTGGACCGGCTCGCGGATCTGTGGCCTGCCGTCGCGGAGATTCATGCTCGAGGCCGTCCGGTGATCGCGTTGACACCGGGCCTGGCGTCGGTGTGTCCGCCACCGTTGAACCAGTCGACTGTCACCGTGGGCCGTATCGAAATGCAACGGTTCACCCAGTTGGTGCGTAACACCGTGTTGGAGCGCACGTTGGTACATGGCGGTCAGGCCATGTTGTCGGAACAGGTGAACCGTGCTGTACCGGTGTCGGCGTCGGGTGCGTTGACGTTGTCGTCTTCCAGGTCGCCCGGTCCGATCGAACTGGCCCGCTGCATGGTGTGGGCCGTCGGGCTCGCGTTGAAACCGTCGACCCGTGGCAAACCGGAGTTTGGGCGCGCTAGATGACATAATGACGGCATGGTGGCCCGCCGTAAGAAGATCACGGAACCCGTGTTCGCGTCGTCCGCATCCCCCAGTGTGAACGCTGCTATCGGCAACGCCAACCAAATCGGCGCGCTCTACGCCTACTCGGTCGGGGCTGGCGTGGAGCGCGCCTTGTCCGTCCCGACTATCTCGCGAGCCCGTGACCTGATCGTGTCAATGATCGGATCGCTTGAGCTTCGCCACTACGGCACCCAATGGACCGGCGAGAACGAAACCACGATCCCGTTGCCACCCGAAACGTGGATGCGTCGGCCCGACCCGACCGTTACCCGTAACTGGATCATGGCCCAAACCGCGTCGGACCTGTTCTTTTACGGCCGTGCCTTTTGGTATGTGACCACCCGCTACAGCAACGGGTTCCCGGCGTCGTTCAAGTGGCTACCAGCCGGCTCGGTGACGACACCGGACCAGGCCGGCCCCCAGTTCTACGGCCAATCCCAGGACGTGCAGTTCCTCGGGCAACGGCTCCGCACCGAAGATGTCGTGCAGTTCCTCAGTCCCATCCAAGGTGTGCTGGGGATCGGTACTCGAATCATCGACATTGCGATCCGGTTGGACACCGCCGCCAAACGATTCGCCTCCAACGAGATCGCAGCCGGCTACCTCCAACAGACCGGTGGGGAACCGATGTCCGGTGACGAGCTCGCCGCCCTCGCGGCGTCGTGGTCGGAAGCTCGAGCAACCAACGCGATCGGTGCGCTCAACGAATTCGTCAAGTTCGTCGAGTTTGACAGTGATCCGAACCGGTTGCAGTTGATGGAAGGCCGCGAACACGCCGCCCTCGAACTGTCCCGACTCGCGAACATTCCGCCCTACCTGGTCGGCATCCCGACTGGTGGGATGACCTACCAAAACGCCCAACAGGCCCGCCAAGACCTGTACCTGTTCGGCGCACGGCCGTTCATCACCTGCATTGAAGAAACCTTGAGCCTCGATTCGGTGCTGCCCCGCAACCGGCACGTCCGATTCGACATCGACATGTGGTTGGAAGCACACAACCTCGAGCTTGAGCCCGTACAACCCGCAACGGAGGTTCCCGCGTGATCCGCCTCACCGCCACCCAGGTCACCGTCGACGCTGCGACCAGTGACCAGCCGACCCGCACCATCACCGGCCTTGCTGTCCCGTGGAACGTGACCGCCGCCGTGTCATCCGGTCAACAGGTCCGATTCAACAACGGATCACTTCCGACCTCGGGCCGTTCCCCGATGCTCATCAACGGCCACGACCTGTCATCGATCGACAACATCGTCGGAGTCGTCACCGAACGAGTCCCCACCGATGACGGAATGATGTTCTCCGCAAAGATCGCCAACACCCGCGCCGGGGACGACGCTCTTGAGCTACTCAAGCTCGGAGCCCTCGACGCCGTCAGTGTCGGTGTCGAACCGACCGCCTGGTCATTCGACGACGGTGTCATGGTGATCGACGCCGCCGACTGGGTCGAACTGTCTTTGGTCCCTGTACCAGCATTTACCGCCGCGCGTGTCACGAATGTGGCAGCATCTACACCAGAGCCCGACGAAACCCCCGAACCCGAACCCCTCGAGGAGCCCGAAGTGACCGAATCGACCGTCGCCGCCAGCACCGACACGCCGGCCGTCATCCCCACCGCCCCGATCTGGGCCACGGCCGTCAAGCCGCCCCGTCTGCCGTCCCCCGGCGAGTACATCTCCATGCTCCGCCGTGGCGGTTCGGAATGGGCACAGTTCAACGCCAACCTCGCAGCGACCGTGCAGGCCGCCACCGGTGACGTGCTCGTGTCCGACGCGGCCGGTGTCGTCCCGGTCCCGATCGTCGCTCCCGTCTACAACGACGTGAACCCGCTCCGCCCGATCGTCAACGCCCTCGGGCCCCGTTCGATGCCCGATGCCGGCGCCACGTTCATCCGCCCCTACGTCAAGGTGCATTCGAGCGCCGGTGCCCAGTCGACGGAGCTGACCGCCCTGTCGACGGCCGACTTCGAGGTGGACGACATCGTGGTCACCAAGAAGACGTTTGGTGGCAAGCTGATTCTGTCGGAGCAGGTGATCGACTGGTCGGCCCCGTCGATGCTCGACCAGGCCATCGCAGACATGGCCGGCCAGTACGCCCTGGCGACGGAGAAGTACGTCGTGGATCAGATGGCCGACGCGATCACGAACACCCAGGAGGTGGTCATCACCTCGTTCACCGACGAGGAGGAACTGATCCGTGACCTGTACCTTGCGGCAGCATCGATCGCGTCGAACACCAACTACCTGCCGAACGCTTTGGTGGTCGGTACGACCCGTTGGGCGTCGCTTGGTGGGCTCACCGACTCGACCGGCCGTCCCGTGTTCCCGCAGGTCGGCCCGATGAACGCTCCCGGCACCCTGTCCGGTGTGTCGACGTTCAACGGCAACCCGCTCGGCCTCCAGCTGGTCGTCTCCAACCAGGTCGGCACCCAGGTCATCGGTGACGCCTCCGGTGGCGGCTACACCGCCAAGACCGCCAACGAGTACTACTGGCTGCTGAACACGCGCGGCGTCGAAGTGTACGAGTCCTACAAGGGGTTCATCCGCGACGAGTCGGTCGGCACGCTCGGCGTCACCATCGCCGTCCGTGGCTACTTCGCCGCCCATGTCGTCGACGTCAACATGATCCGCGTACTCGGCCCGGACGCCACCCACACCTGATCCTGATGGCGGCAGTATTGACCGCCGCGATCACGGACAAGGTCGCCACACTCGAGCTTGACAACGCCGCCGGCTTTGTCGTCGGGGAACACGTCCACGTCTACAACGTCGGAAACCATTTCGACGGCCCCCACGTCCTGGCCACCGTCAACACGACCACCGATGTCATCACGTATTCGACCGGTGGGCAGGACGTGGACGAATTCACCGTGACCGGTGGACTCGTCTATGCCGAAGTCACATGGATCGAGGCCGATGACGTTGAAGTGTGGCTAGGTTTCGCGCCGGCCACCGCCAACGACGTGTCGTATCTCGAGGAATGCACCAACGCCGCAAACGACTGGTGCTATCGGCGTCGCCATAACGCCGGGTACAACGACAATCCGACGGTGGCCCCCAGTCGTGACGTGAAACAGGGGACCGTCATGTATGCCGGTGCCTTGTATCGGGAACGTGGGTCGGTTGACGGGTTCCAGTCGTTTGAGTCGATGACACCGGCCCCGTTGACGTTCAGCATGGGCCGTATCTTGCAACTACTCGGGTGTAATCGCCCACAGGTGGGATGACATGACCAACAAGCGAATCACTGAGCTCACCGCCCTGGACGGGGACGACGTAGCTGACAACGACGTGCTTGCAATCGTCGATGTGTCGGATACGACGATGGCCGCGTCCGGTACGACAAAGAAGATCACGGTGGCGGAGCTGGTCACCGATTCGGCGCTCACCAACAAGTTCTGGCCGAACTCGAGCACCGCCCTGACGGGTGCAAACCTGGCAAACACTGACCGGCTGGCCGTGCTCGATGTCGGCACGCCGGATGTGCCGAAATACATCACCGCTGACGAGTTGGCGCAAGGGTCGCAGTTCAGCGGGCGGTACAAGCCGTTGGCGAATGACCGTTTGTGGGTGCCAGCGCAAACGTTTGCGATCATCAGCGGATGTGCGTTCGGGATTCTCAACACTGGGGCATCAGCGTTCGAGCGCACTGAAGTGTTGCTGTTCGATGCGTCAACAGCCGAGATTGCCTCGTGTCTGGTAGCGACACCGCCTAGCTGGTCAACGTTCAACCTGTATGTGTGGTGGACGAACGCTGGTGCTGGAAGCGGCGATGTCGTGTGGGCCCCTTCCGTGTTGAACTTCGGCGACACTGAATCGACCGCTTCGGTTTCATGGTCCGGCACAACAACCACTGGAACTGCGCCGCTGATCAACATCACCGAAGTGACCCAAATGACCGGCACGTTCTCGGCTTCGTCGTCAAAGGTGTGTCGGATCAACCTTCGCCGCACCGCTGCCGATGTGGCTGACACCCTGACAAACGATGCTGGCCTGATTGGCATCGAATTGGTGCGTGCGTCGTGAATGAACGAGTCGTGGCCCAGGTCGTCTACAACGCCGACACCGCCACCATCGAGTTCCGCATTCCGCTGGCTGACGGCACAGGTGACCATGTGCTCGCCACCCTGCCAGCAACCCTGCCACCAGGGGACGAGCCCGAATGACATTCCTGGCCGGCATCATGTTCGGGGCCGCTATCGGCCTTATTGTGTCGGCCCTGATCGTTGCCGCGTCCGATGCCTGACTCACCGATCCTCCTCGAGGACGGCTCGGACGTTCTGCTCCAAGACGGTGATCTTCTGCTGTTGGAACGCGGCGTCGAAGGCATCTTCCGCTACAGCATCAACGATGTGGTCGCCGTCCTCGAGGCCCTCCCGGTCACCGCTGTCACCGACCCCCGTAACGCCCGACCCGGCACCGTGTTCGTGGAACTCCCGACGTTCACCGTGTTTACCCAACACATCGCCGACGTAACAATGACGTTGCGTGTGTTGGGTGCACCACCAGGCAACACCGACGCCGCCAACTGGATCTTGCAGATTGTCGACCTCATCATGGACTCGGACCTGGCCGTGATCGACGGCCGGCCCACCATGGCATCAATCGGCCAGCAAGACCTACCGGCCTATGATCTGACTATCCGCCTCGCATCTCGCCGTATCTAGGAGACTTTCGACATGGCCACCACGACGCATCTCACCAACCCGCACGTCACCATCGGCGCTGTCGACCTCGGCGACCAGTGCACCGCCGCAACGCTCCGGATCGGCTACGACCAGTTGGAGTCGACCGCGTTCGGTGACACCGGCCGGAAGTACACCAAAGGCCTGGCCGACATCGAGGTGACGTTGACCCTGTTCCTGTCGTACGGCACCAGCGAAGTGGAACCGACCCTCGAGTCCGTCGTCGGTGACGGTGACACCACCATCGTCATCAAGACCACGAACGCCACCGAATCGGCCTCGAACCCGCACTACACCATCTCCAACGCGATGCTCGCCAGCTTCACGCCGATCAACGGCACCGTCGGTGAGCTCGCCACCGTCGATGTCACGTTCACGGGTGGCACCTGGGCCCGTGACGTGACCGCCCCGTAACCAACCGAAAGCCCCGACCATGCACAACCGAACGTACCGACTGCGGTACAACGACGGCACCACCGTCGACGTGACCACCACCATGTCCGCATGGTGCGACTGGGAAGCCGCCAACAACCGTTCCGCCCTCGACGGTGTACTCCGCATCCGCGACCACTTCTGGGTTGCCTGGAAATCGTGCATGTCCCGTGGCATCACCGTCGACCTCCAGTTCGAAACCTGGTTGAAGAAACTGGACGGCATCGAAGTAGTCGCGGACGAAACAATCCGCCCTACGGACCCGGCACCCACCGCCGGTTGCTAGCGGAACTGTTGGTGGCGGTCGGCTGGTGGCCGCCATCGGTCGATTTCGATCTGGCAGACTTGAAAACAGTCACCACGATCTTCGAGGAACGGGCCCGTGACCAGCAACGTACGCGGCGTTAGAGAATCCATTGTTGCTCTCCGCAAGATCGACCCGCAGCTCCGCAAACAGTTCAACCGTCGCGCCAACGACATCGCCCGACCGATCGTCGTCGAGGCCCGCCGCCGGTACACACAGGTTCCGTTGTCCGGCATGTCCCGCAACTGGTCCCAACGCGGCAACCTCAAATTCCCGTTCACCGTGCCAAAGGCCCGTGCCGGTGTCCGAATCAAGATCGACACGTCGAAACGATTGAACCGTGGACCGTCTCGTCCTGTCGGCATCATCTCGGTGAAACAAACCAACGCCGCCGCCGTCATCTTCGACATGGCCGGCAAAGCGACCGACAACAACCTGTCACGGAATCTGTCGGCCCGTTTCGGTGAACCGTCGCGTGTGATGTGGCCCGCCGCCGAATCGCAGCTACCGGAGGTGCAACGCCAAATGGTGGAGCTCACCAACCAG